CCGTCGGAGCCCCACGCCAGCGCCGGCGGCCACGCCGTATAAAGCGCCGTCACCGTGTCGCCGGTCTGCGTCGAGGCCGCGTTGGCGCTCATGACATAGGTGCCGACGCCGCCGACGCCGGTCCCGTAGGACTGGATCGTGGCGCCGCTCGGAATGGCCGTCGAGTGCGTCGAGTCGGTCAAGACCGTGCCGGGCACAAGACCGAACGGGTGGTAGGCGGAGCCCGTGCCGACCGCGGTCACGTTCAGGATGTTCGAGCCGGAAGTGACGTTCGCCGTGACCGACGTCACCAAGGGATCGAGTTCGAGCAGGCTCGTCACCGTGACGCCGGTGTCCTGGCGCGGGATCGAGACGCCGACCGCGAGGCCCGTCGTGGTGGACGAAGCCAGCACCATCGCCGTGCCGTTGGTCGTGTGCTGCGTCCCCGCGATGATCGTGGCGCTCTTGGTGGCCGGCACGACATAGGTGCTCAGGATGCCGGTTGCGTCGCCCTGCCAGCCGTAAACGCCCTCCGAGGGGGCGTTGCCCGGTTGATAGGTGAACTGCGGCCGAGGGTCCAGGATGCCGACGCCCGCGAAGAAGAGCGACTGCCCGATCTGCGAGTTGTAGTCGGCGCCCTGGCCGGCGCCGAACGAGACATAGGGTCCGGTGTTTGCGGTGATCGCCATGAGACTCAGTCCTCTCTAGTTCCTGCTCACGACGTCGGGAATGAGCCCCAAACAGCCCTAAAATCTTGATATGAAAACGAAAAACGCTCGTACGCTTTCACAAGAAGGTTGTCTGTGTAAAAATCGACGAACATATCCATCTCGAACGGAATGCGCTGGAGATAGGTCAGACCCTGCGTGTTGGTCAGCAGAAACCACGCGAAGTTCGACGTCAGGAAGTCGTTGACCATGTGGCCTTCCGGCAGGCCGCCGGCGGTCGACAGAATCGCGTTGACGTCGTTGTCCGCCGTGCCGGGCCGCAGCTCCGTCTTGACGAGGCGGATCGCCACCGGCTCCAAGGTCGGGTTGACCACGAGCTTGCGAGCCCGCGCCTGGATTTTCAGGCCGGCGTTGTCGCGCCAGGTCTGCCGGATCGTCGTCATCGCGCTCAGCAACGACGACTCGTTGAGGTCCGCCGGCACCGACGGGATGTTCGCAATGGTGGCGCCGTCGATCGGATGCGCCGAAGAGAACAGCGCAACGCCGTCGCCGCCGACATTCGCGTCATAGACGGTGCCGAGGTTCAGGATCGAGGCGCCCTGGATCTCCTTGTACTGCGTGAAGGAGAACTGAAGGCCGAGGTTCGAAGGCGTAAACTGCGCCTTGTAGAGATTGTCGTCGATCGCCTTGCGTGTGATCGCGTAGCCAAGAGCGACTTCGATGTGCTCCTGGTTGTAGGTGTAGCGCTGGCCGGCGTTATTGTCGAAGTAGGTCCCGCCGCCTTCGTTCTTGAGCCGCGCAAGCCCCAGGTAGCGCATCGAAGTGACGCGTTCCAGGGCCATGTTGGACTTCCCGACGGCAAAGATCTTGTCGTACTGAAGCGGGATTTCCTTGTACTTCCCTTCGACGGCGCGAAGTCCCGGGAAGAGTTCGTCCTTGATCTGGGCGGTATTGATCGCCATGACTTAAGCCCTTCCTTACGAGATCGACGTCGCGCCGGCCTTAAAGATTTCGAGGTTCCATCCGACGACCACCCAGTTGTAGGCCGTCGTGATGTCCGTCCCGTTCTGCCCGGTCGGCGTCGTGATCAGATCCACGATGATGAAGGGGTAGGTCGAAGTCGTGCCGATCGTCCCCAACGCCATGCCCGAGCGACCGTTGATGGTCGTGCCGGCGGTCGAAGTGTTCACGGTGGCGTTCGAGTTGATGTTGGCGAGCGTGACGGCCGAGGCGGTGCCGGACTGCACGACGAAAAGCGCGTCGGGATTGTCGATCACATAGGCGGTGACGTCGCCGTTGGCGTCGGAGCCGGGCCAATATGGCGACCAGACCTGCCGACCCTGCGAAACGGAAAGGTATTTGCAGCCCATGAACACGCCGGCCGGCGGCACGGTGCCCGCGCTGTACTGGACGATGTAGCCCGTCGCGGTCGACGTGACCGGCATGACGACGTCGCCGGTGAAGATCGCCGTCGCATTGGACGAGGCGATGTAGCGGCGCGAAAGTCGGAAATTCGGCGTGGAACCGCTGAGCGTGCCGTTCGGCGAGAAGCCAAACGGCGAAAGGGTGTTCGCCATAGGAATCACCTGTTAAGGTGGAGTCCCTATCGCGAGCGCCGCAATAGCTTGACCCGGGGTCTGGTGAACCGAAACAGCGCGTTTCGGCGATTTGGCCGACCGAACAGCGCGTTCGGCTAGCCTGGGATTCAATCGTCGCGCGACCGCCGCGAGTCGGCGTAATCCTTGGACACTTTGTTCAGACCGGCCCGCGTGACGCTCGGGTCGTCCCGAGGAGCGGTGTTTGCCGGCGCTTCATAAAGTTTCGCCTCGGAATTCCGAAGCGCTTCCTTGGATTCCTTGATATGAGCATAGTCGGCTTTGTCTGTCAACACCTTGGGAAGCTCCATCAAAACAAGGCCTTTGATGGAAATAGGGCCTGTGTAGCCTTGCGGCATCATCCAAGGGTGTCGGTCGGCCATGACTTCGCGCCAGCCGGCGCGCCGAAGCCCGAGGATATGATAGACGTTCTCCTTGCCGGCGATCGCCGCAGACTTCCACTGATAGGACCAGCCGTCCGGGATGATCGACTTGTCAATATAAAACTCGTCGGGATTGTAATTGTCGTGACCGAGTTCCTCGGTGATCTTGCGCGCGTATTCCTCGGCCTCGCGCACGCTGTCGAGCCGCGTGTCGGGGCGCAGCGTCTCGCTATCGCGCAACGCAGGACGCCCGGAACCCTTTTCACCTTCGATTCGTAGACCTTCAGCCATCGGATTTGTCCTTTTTCCTCTCGGCGATCTCTCGCTCCAGCCGCCGCACGTCCTGTTTCAAAGCGTTGTAGAGCCTGAAGAGATAGCGAATGTCCTCGCGCGCTTCAGGGTCTTCACCCGACAAAAAAGGGACCTCGCGTCGGGGCTTGTCGATTTCGAGATCGTGCGTCACGACGCGGCGCGCCCGATCTTCCCTTCCTCGATCAGTGCGCGTTTATGCCGCGCGTAATCTTCGAGGCTCATGTCGAGCGCTCGCGCCGTGGCGACCTCGGATGCCGATAGCCGGACGATCCCGGGCCGCTGCGCACTAGGCGACTGCGGGACGTCGCGCGCGACCGGCGCCGCGGTCGGCGGTCTCTCGCGCTCTTCCGTCGCCGGCGCGGCGCGCGTCGCGCCGAGCGAACGGTCGATATAGGCGAAATATTCGTCCGAATCGGGCGCCATACCGTTGTCGACGGCGTTGTAGTGAGCAGCCAGCACTTTCGGCGACAGCGCATTGCCGACGATATGCTCGGGGTGGCGCCGGACCCAATCGGCGGAACGTTGCGAGCCCATTGAGCGCGCCACCGATTCGACGTGATCCTGGAAAAGCGGCTGCGCGAGCGGCTGGCGCGGCTGCTTGGCCTGCGTTTCGAGTTCGATCTTGCCGCGCTCGGCCTCGACGATACGAGACGCAGCCGTCGCGATCCGATCCTGCGCGTCGGCCGCCTTGTCGAAGTCGCCGGCCTCCATCGCGGCCTTGTAATCGCGTTTCGCGGCCTCTTTGTCCTTCGCCAGACTGTCGATGACCGTCGCAACCGCGCTGGTCTTGACGACCGCGACCTCTTTTTCGGCGTCGATCGCCGTTTGGCGCGCCGCGGCGATCTGCCGGTCGGCTTCCTGCATGCGCCGCGCGTGTTCGGCTTTGGAGCGCTCGACCTGAGCCTTCAAATCGTCCACGCCTTCGTCGGCGGTGACGATTTTCGGCTCGACTTTCGGCGCCTTTTTGGTCTCGACGACCACTTCGGTCGTTTCCGCAGGCGGTTCCTGCTTGATTTCGACGACCGTCTCAGTTTCGGCCATGTTTTTCGCCCTTACTCTTCGTCCAAATAGTGCTCAAACCTTCGTTTGAGCCGATTTATGGCTGTTTCGAGCGCATAAGCTGTGCCGGCGGCTCGCTTAAAGCTTGTCGAGACCTGCGGAACAGGCGTGCCGTTCGGCAAAACAGCCG